CAGGTACTCGATTGATGACGACTGTATCGGCGTAACCGCGATACGTCTCCACGCATCCAGGCCGCACAAACCACACAATACCGTTGATGGTGACTTCGGGCGCTAATGCAAGCCATTCTGCCGCGTTCTTATTCAAAAAAGTGCGCTTCATTTTTGTTTCCTCCCTTGCACGATGTGTGCCGGTTATGCTGCGGACTAGGCTAGTAGTGGATTTCGTCCAGTTTGTGCTGGTTAAATCGGGCGAGTAGCTTTTCGCCCTGCCATACTTCTACCCAGGGAATAATGGCATACTCTCCAGGTTCTTCAACTTCAAGAATGGCAGAGCAATCACGCCCTACGATAAACGTGCGCGGATACCCTCCCTCGTTATCGGTATAGCCAATCATCTTAATTGGCGGACGGTTAATCATCGCCATTTTTGTTTCCCCTTTCATGGTGTTTCTCCTCTCAATTGTCGATCGGCGGCCTTAGGCCACAATTTCCCCGTCACATGGACCGCCAATGAATTTAATCACTGCCGCTTGAAATTCTGGCGTATCGACAGGTTTATTACTCGTATTTGTGGGATCATCATCCCACCACTGCACCCCATCGCTGTACCATGTGATGGGATGCGCGATGTAGACTTCTTGGTTCCCGTCCCACTCTGCCGCTATTACGGGACCCGCTCCGATCTGCTCCATGAGTGTCGTCATTTTGCTCTCCTGAGGCTGGTTGCCTCTCAATTACTACCACTCGCCAAAAGTACAAATCACGCCACATCCACCACTCAGATGCTTGTGGCTGCTGAAATGCGCTCTGATCTCTTCACACTGGCGGGCGTCACGCTGCGCTCTGGTCTCACGTCCGCCAAATCTGGCGCGAGGCTTTGCTCCGCTCATAAGCTCAACGCAACGTGGGCAGTTAGCATCCTTGCGCCCGAAGCTCATCTGGCATTCATCAGAGTGCATCGAATCGCCATTTTTTGCGTGCTTCGCTGTATACATGGTGTTTGTCCTCTCAATTGCCAACGTTTCAATAGTGACATATACACCGAGTATGTGTCAAGAGAAAAATGAATCAATAAAATCATCTACCTACAGAGATTTTCACATTTATTTCCACATTTTGCGCTTAGCGAGGCGCGCTAAGGCTATAATCAGCAGCATGGGTGCGACGCTTCTCACGGCTGAAATGGAACAGCAAATCGTTCTCCACGTATCACTAGGGGAGAGGTCTTTGCGGGCGATTTGTCGCGAAATAGGGGTGTCGCATACTACATTTCTTGATCATGTCTGCGATAATCAACAACTTGTCGACCAATACACGCGCGCGAAAGAGATTGGCGACGACCTAGCATTTGATCATCTGCGAGAGCTGCAAACGATGGAGCCTGAGCGTACCAGGTTTGGGGTTGATCCTGGCTGGGTTGCGTGGAAAAGGCAGCAAATAGATACACTTAAATGGGAATTGTCCAAGCGCAATCCCAAGAAGTACGGGGAACGCATGGCGGTAGAGCATTCAGGCGAGATCGACCTGGCTGGCCGGCTGGCTGCGGCGGAAAAGCGGATCAGCTTGAAAGAATAGTTGGTACAATGTACCTATGGTTCGGCACGATGTACCAGTTTGCGAGTGTGATCAATGCGGGCACCGATGGTTGCAAGAGGGCGCCAAGATGCCAGACCGTTGCCCTAGCCGTAAATGCAGGTCGCTGCGCTGGAATCTGACTCTTATCCGCCAAGTGGTAGAGAAGGCGCGTAAGGTTGGCGCGGTGGCTGTCCAGATCAACGAGACGGTGATTCCAACCCTCGATGCGAGAATCCCAAGCACGAGGGCTTCCAGCGCAAAGATGGTTATTGGTGCATGACGTGCGTTAGGCTTTACCCATGAGCACAGCCGAGCGGATACTTGATCGAATCGCCTCGTTTCGGCGCGATCCTATCGGCTTTGTTATGTTCGCGTATCCCTGGGGCGAGCCGGGACCGCTCGAAAATGAGAGCCTGCGCGACTGGCAGGCCGACATATTCATCACCATCGGCAAGCATCTGCGCTCACCGTTTTGCTTTCAACCGCTCAAAATCGCAGTAGCGTCCGGTCACGGCATCGGCAAGACTGCTGCAATCGCCATGATCTCAGACTGGGCGATGAGCACGTGTGATGACTGCCGGGTGCTCGTGACGGCCAACACGGAGGATCAGCTCGCAACAAAGACTTGGCCTGAGATGATCAAGTGGTTTGGGTTGAGCATCAACCGCAATTGGTGGCAAATCTCGGCGACCAGGATTAGCTCCAAGCAGCCGGGGCATGAGAGTACGTGGCGGGTAGACCGGGAGACGTGGAGCGAGAACAATACTGAGGCGTTCCAGGGCCTCCACAACCGGCGCAAGCGGATTGTGCTGATCTTCGACGAGGGTTCGGCTATCCCCAAGACAGTCTGGGATGTGGCCGAGGGAGCATTGACTGACGAGGACACAGAGATTATCTTCCTCGTCTTCGGCAATCCAACGCAAAACGATACGCCGTTCGCTGGCTGCTTCGGAGCGCAAAAGCACCGATGGGTGACCAGGCACATTGATTCGCGGACTGTTCCCGGCACCAACAAAGAGCAGATTGATCGCTGGATCATGGACTTCGGCGAGGATTCAGACTTTGTACGTGTCAGGGTTCGCGGCGAGTTCCCGCGCGCTGGAGGATTGCAGTTCATCCCTCAAGACTTGATTGCGGCTGCCCGTAAGCGGCAATGCGAGCCGTCGGGCTACAAGATCATGAGCGTCGATGTGGCGCGGTCCGGATTCAATCAGACGGTTGTCGGCTGGCGTCAGGGTCCGGTTGCGCGGATCACGGACAAGTGGCGCGGGCTGCCTATACCGGATCAATCCGGCAAAATCGCGCTGCGGATCATGGAGGAGGAGCCGCGCTGCATCATCATCGACGGGGATGGGATCGGCGGGGCGGTAGCGGATCACTTGCGCATGATGCTCCCCAAGATCAACCAGCCGCGTCGAGAGTGGCCGGATAACGCTCTGTCGCGCTGGTTCGCATCGCATCCGTGGTTTACAGTGCAGGAGTTCCACGGCGGTCAGCCACCGGGCGACAAGTTCATGTATTTCAACAGGCGAGCGGAGGTCTGGGGCAAAGTCAAGAAGTGGCTGGAGACCGGCTCGATTGACGATGACCCAGAACTGGAGCGTGATCTGACCGGGCCGCGCTTCGACACCGATAACCCCAAGAGCGTGATTCAGTTAGAGCGCAAAGAGGATATGCGGGATCGGGGCGTGGACTCACCTGATTGCGGTGATATGCTGGCCATGACTTTCGCGGCTAACCCGATGGCTGAGACGCGGGAGGAAAAGACGCGGCGCGAACAGGCCCAGATCATAGACCCGATGGAGCTGCACTTCGCTAAACTGAGGGAGACGGAACGGCGGAAAGCGGAGCGCGCGCCACGGCAGTATTGGGACGATTGACAGAATGGTGTATGCTATGAGCATGATTCGCAGGTGGCTACGTGCGCTGATCGGCTGGGATGAGGTCGAGGAGCATGACAGCGCCCAAGATGATACGCTGGCCGTTCTTGCAAGCGAGGCTCTTGAGCAAAAGAATCTGATCAAGTCCGCGTTTGATCGCATCGAAGGCCACGAATCGCGCATCTCCCGACTCCAGCGGCAGCGTGATACCGCGCCGCCCCGTATATCTGAACTTGACTGGGAGGCGCAGCAGATCGCGTTCCTCTGCAACCCTGAGAACTTCAAGGAGCAAAACTGATGAAATATATGCAGGTCGAGAGCACCGATTATCCCGGTCTTGAGCGCCACGAGACTAAAGTGGAGACCTGTCCACGCTGCCTGTCGAACTACAATCCGAAGAACCGAGTTCGCGCTCGGCGTCACGAAACCCAGCAATGCAAACCGGGCAAAGTGGCCCGGTCAAAGGAGCAAAACTGATGGCAAACTTCAGCAAGGGATACTTGGGCGGATCGATGGAAGAGAAGCCCAAAGCGCAGCCGATGGGCGGCGAGCACGAGGAACCGGACGGCGATGAAGGCGTCGACGGCAAGATCGAGAGCCACCTAAAAGCGATGCACGCGGCCACCGGGCACGGTCATTCACACATCCAGCACAAGCCGGAAGGCCATATCGCGCATCACATCGACCATGAGGGCAACGTGTCCGGGCCGGAAGAGCATTCCGACTGCCCAGGCGGAATGTGCGGGGGCGTGTAATGGCGCTCGTTACTAATTCATTCGGTGGCGTTGATTTGTTGGCGACGGCGACAGACCTCGACAAGCGGGTAACCGCGCTCGAAGGCGGCGGAACGGCTATCGCTCCCTCTGACAATGCGCTGGCCACCCGCGTCGAAGCGTTGGAGGCGGAATTGACTGCGTTGCGGAATGCTCTTGAGCCGACAGGACTGCCTGTCAAGGAGTAGATTTTATGGCAGTAACCAAAGAAGTTAACCTGGGACGCAAAGGCTCGTTCTCGATCAAAGAGGGGAGCCTTCATCGGATGCTGCACGTTCCCGAAGGCGAGAAGATCGGTGAGGAGCGCATGAAGGCTGCATCGCACTCGTCCAACCCGACATTGCGGCGCAAGGCAATCAGCGGCCTTGGATTATCCGCGATGCACCACGGGGGATAGATGGACATTGAGCGCCAGAAGCCGGTTACGGATCAGTACCGCGACGGATGGGAGCGCATCTTTCGCCCAAAGACGAGATGCACTGTGCGCGAGGCTTTAGAGTCGATAGGTATTCCCGTAGTGATCGACGATTCAATCCCTCCGGGAGAGATTCATCTTCGCCACCCCAACGGGCGCGTTGACAAGATAGTGGGGATAGGCCCCAATGCCTGAACTCCTAGCACCATCCTCAGCCCGCGTCGATACTGTCCAGTCCGAAGGCGACTCCGAAGGCGCGGCCCCCCATCTCACTCCAATCGACTTTGACGCATACGGTTTCGTCCCTGGCGCGAAAGCCTCCTGGCGCTGCTCGCCGAAGCCCTGCTATGGCCCGGACGAACTTGGGAGTCTACGCGGGGCGATCGAGGACTTGGTTAAAGGTACAGAGCGATCCGATTCTGCGGCGCGCATCTGGGAAGTTCTGCAAGCGTGGGAGCAGAGGCTATTCCGGCGTAACAACCAATTCCTGAATGGCGGCGTGAGGGGTTGGAGCCTGGGTGCCGGATCGGCTGGCACATCTCCCGCCGCCCTGCTACAGCACCAAAACGGAAGCAGGCTATTCTCCTGCAACGTATTCGGATCACGCTGCAAGAAAATCGTAGCGCTGTTGAGCCGGGAGGTTCCACCTTGCGAGGTAGTGGCCGAGGACGATCAGGATACGGACGACAAAGAGGCCGCGCAAGAGGGAGTTCCCTATCTCAAGGCTTTCCGCGAGCAGGCCAAAGTGCGGCGCCGCATGGCCGAGGTGGCCAACTATCTCTATACCGATGGCACCGCAGTATCGCTCACCTACACCGTGGCAGATCGCAGATACGGTCAAGAGGTTGATGAGGATGGAGACCCTGTTCCGGCGCGGCGCGAAGAAGTCGAGATATATGGAAAGCTGGAGCGCAAGGTTCCGCTCATGGCCGACTCGCTGGAGGATATGGGCTGGATTCGCCTGAGCGAAGAGGCGAACCGGAACGAACTGAGAGGACGTTACCCATGGATCAAGGACAAGATCGCAGGCGGTGCCAGCAAGGACGCGATGGGGCAGTTGGATCGGATAGCCCGTGCGAATGTTCGGCTGATCGTTCAGTCATCGAGCACGGACGGCGAGGCGTATCAGCAGGATACTACCGAGAGCGTCTACTTCTTCCGCCCGTATCAGTACGAGGGCATCGGCGACGAGCAGATGCGGGAGATGATGTACGACGAGTTCCCGTCCGGGCTTGAGGTTTGGATTGCCGGTGGCGAGATTGGTTTGGTTCGCGAAGGTTCGATGGATGAGCATATTGCCATCAGTCACGCGACACCTGGAGACGGCCAGAATAGAGAAAGCATCGGGACGAACTATCTTCCCATGCAAAAGCAGCTAAATTCATGCGTATCTCTGCTTTATCGGTATCACGTGGCAGCAGTGGCGCGGCGCTGGGCCGGTGAGCCGGTCATCGATGTGGAAGCTATCAATAGGCAGTCGAACGACCCGGCCAAAGTGAGTCCGTTCGATCTTCAATGGTGCATCGATCACGCGTTGGACCCATCAAAGATTACGTTTGTGGAGAATGTTCCACAAGCCAACGATGCGCTATTCCAATATATTCAATACCTTATGACCACGATGCCGGAAACGCTTGATGGAGGTTCCCCGGCAGTCTTTGGTATCGAAGCCGACGCGGCCAGTAAAGGAACGTTTGGCGAGGCTCGCCTCGACCGTGACCAGGCATTGCAGGTATTCTCTCTCCCGTGGGGCGATATGGCAACACAGGTTGCCGCATTCTCTCATCAGGCAATCAAATCGGCGGCGGCGAATCGTATCTCCGATTTCTCGGTTGGGCTTCCAGGTGAACGTGTGCGAGTTCAAGTCGGCAAGCTCAAGGGCAACGTGCTGGTGTGGAGCACATCGACAGAGATTCCGCCGACGCTTGCCGAGCAGCAGGCAGAGATCGGACAAATGTTGTCCGCTGTCGGAACAGTT